CTGAGATAAGTGGTACAAATGATTAGTGTCTTTTGGATTCGGTTGACCGTTGTGAACTCTATAACCCCATTCTATAAGTATGTCGTCAAAATCCATTTTGTTGTTCATACAAATTTCCTTGTAATATCTTTCATCTCGTGATAATTCAAACCCCAGCTAACTTTTACTGGATATTTACCATCTTGTTCCAAAACATCCTTTACCTTTTTGAGATAACCTAAACCATCTTTCATATTGAAGTCAAATAAAAAACTATCATAAGAATACAACACTAATTTACTATCGTATTCTTTAATCTGAGGTATTAGTTTGTTTAACACTCTCATATTGTTTTCAGTTTCCATAAGTTGAATTGTGTAATTAAACAACTTATTTGCATTCATTTCACTTAAATTAGATTTGAATATCTTTCTCATATAAATATCGGACTCTACAAAATCTTTGTCGTTAAAGTCGTTCCATAAGTCATTTATATAATCACCAACTCTACTGAAATATGGGTTGATTTCAACCACCTCTGGTGGGATGTATCCATATAAGTATTGAAACGATAGTCTTTTTGCTTCTTCATAATCAACACCATAGAACTGAGCCATATGTTCGTGAACTGAACCTTGTGGGAACTCATAACCAACCTTATCCGCGATTAATCTTAGATGATATGCATCAAAGTCCATTTCTACCAATACACCATCACCACCAAATCTACTCACAAATTGTTCTCTACTACCATCTTTTTTATTCAGAGCTGCAAAGTTAATACCACCGAATCTATTACTTGGTCTACCAGTAGAAGTGAAAATATTATATTCACTATAGACAATACCATCTTTTGTATGTAGTCCATTACTTTCAATGTAACCCAAGTCTTTTAAAATATCCTCGTTATATACCCCATTTAAGTGGTCTAAATGACGTTCTATGGTCGTTTTTAGTACATCACACACTTTTCTACACCTCTCGACGTGTTTTAGTATAGGAATAACCGTGTTGATATTTGACTTTTTATAATGGGTCATCTGAAAGAAATTATGAGCGTTAGTTGATATTTCATCTAACGAAAGTGGTACACCTTTTACACAATAATTCACTAGATTAACGTCTATGACATTATTAAGTGGTAATAAGTGTTGTAGATATTTTTTATCTGTAGTAAACTTTTTAGTATCTGAATCTAAGTCTGGTAAATCAATATTAAGAGATTCACTATGATTGATAGGCAGAACATACTCACTACCATCCATCAACTGAATGTAAAGCAAACATATATCATCATCTATCGGATGTTTGTTTTCGTCGTTTTGGATTGGAATGATAATACTGTCTTGAGAACTATAACCTTTTAAGAAGTCATCTAATTGACTTTTATTTTCTATTATCATTAATTTTCCAAGAAAATTTCACTCCATAATTTAGTAGTTTCTGGGAACAAAGTCAAGACAATTTTTTTCATTGCTCTTGCATATTCCTGTATCTCTACTTGAGATGTTGGTTCATCTCTTAACTCTATGAAATTCATTATTGATTGAAATGATGCAGTCCACCAAACTTTAGTATATACTGTAAGTGGTAAGATACTACGAGCTTGTTCACGAGCCATACCCATATCTAACAACTCTTTGTAAGTCTCTATGGTTTTCGTTTGAGCTTCTCTCCACTTCATAGTAGCCGTAACTTGGTCATCCACCAAACCATCACTTGCCTGTTTGTTATCCTCTGATTGTTTTCTGAACTCTGTTGGTTCATAGAACTCATCATAAGGAACATACCTACCACTTATCTCATTCCAAGCGTGGTCTTTTGTTACGTGAGATGATGTGGTCTCGATACCCACCACGTGTTTATACCATTGTCGCATTACAAACTCTGGTGCTTTTATTATAAACATAGCGTGTTGGTGTCTGAATGGTGAGTGATGTTTGTGTTTGATTAAGAAACGTGATAACTTTCTGTCTTTATCTGTAAACTCTTCACTAAAACCATCAAATGAAACACGAGCTGCATTTACGGGAGTTAAGTCATCACCAAGTGAATCTACTAACTCAATATATCCTTTGTCTAGTACATCTATTTTCATATTATAACCTTTTATTTACTATAAGTATCACTATTTTTTTAGACGACTTAATTTATTTTCCAAGTCTTCTTTCGAATCCTTTGGAGGTGTCCAAAGTTGTAATGGGAATAATATTCTTGAGATACCTGGTAATTGTGTTTCTAAACCTCTAATTGTCTTTGTGTTCTCTCGTTCAACATCTTGTTTTAAACCAGATATTACCCATTGGAAAGATGTATATTCATATGACTTACTTTGATTCTCAAAATCTTGTTTAGATACTTCAAAAACTGGTTGTGAAGTATCATTAGCTTTTTGAGTAAAGTATCTAGTTACCTCACCGATTCTATAATCAGATTCAGTTGGTTTTATCGTATGTGGTTTTGGATAAATATCCCTTGATGTAGAACCTAACTCTGAATACACACCATATAGAGTTTTGTTTTTTAGTCTCTCTATTATTCGTGAATTACCACTATTTCTTATACCAGTTAAATACACTTCTGTTTTGTTTAAAGTATAATAAACAGAATAAAGAGTATTGGGTTTAACTAGGCCTTGATTATCTTGATAGATAAACTCATTAGGTTCTGTAAATAAACCTTGTGTTGTTCTTTCAACATTTCGTTTAATAGCTTGTATTTGTTGTTTTGTTGCCATTTATAATCAACCTTTGGTTGGTTTTCTAACACCAAATTTACCGAGAGAAATATAATCTTTTGGTTTTTTCTCTTGTTGTTTTTTAACTTGTTCAGAAAATTCAGAATATTCTTTTAATTGTTCTTCAATCACCGTACTAAACTCTTTGTAATCAATTACACTAGATATAGTACTCCTCATTTTTCCAGAGATAGTTACGTTCCAAGTAGAATCATTAAGAGTGTGATTCACATCAAATATTTGAAACACGGTGTTTTCTCGATACACCTCTGGTAAATAAGTGGATTGAAACGAATTACCAGGATAAATTCCACCAATTCCATCTATTTCTAATTCTAAATCAAATGGTACTAATACTGGTGTATTAATTTGTCTGGACACACCGTGAAGTGTCGTGTAATATGAAACTGACCCTTTTAATTCTGGTTTCATTTCGAGAGTATCATCACCAAACTTAGCACCTATTAATTTACCTAAATCACCGAGGTCTACTTCTGTACCCCCGATTAAAAATTCTTTTCTAACGGCTTCGTTTTCTAGTATAAACTTTAGTTGTTTTATATCTAAATACGGGCCTCCCAACAACGGTGGTGGGACACTACTATCAAAAATAGTAACTTGTGTTTCTTTTTTTGAAGATACGTTTATGTTTTTTTCAAGTTCTTTTATTCTATCTCTATAACTTTCTTCTAAGGTGTCGGCATTTTTAATTAAAAAGTCTCTTATATTTTCACCACCCCTTAATGAAATTGGTATTTTAGAATCATCTACGATAGAATCATCTACAGAACCGTGAAATGCTCCTATCTTTTCAGCACTAGGTTTTCTTATTGCAATATCGACACCAGATTTATCCTTATCCAATGATTTATTAAACAGAGCTCCAGCTATTAAACTACCCTTATCAGTAAATTGACTTCCAGGGTTGCTAAATTCTTTTAATGTGTCTAAGTTAGAACCATACATCGCTGTTAATGCCATAGCGTTTGGTACTTTAGCTGAAAGATTTTGTCGTTTAACTATACTATCATTTTGCCATACAGGAAAGAAGAACACTCCCTCTTCCCAAGTGTTTTCGGTAAATAATACACCATCCTCCTCCAATGTTCTCTGTGAGTTGGTAGATTTTGTAAAATCAAAGTTTGTTATTTGTTCATCTATTATTTTTGCTCTATATGTATCTATCTCATCAACGACCAATCGGTAACTCCAAAAATTTAAATCTTGGTTTAATATTGAAAACATTTGTTCAATAGCTTCTACAACGTTTATACTTTCTACTGTAAAGTCATCAGAATTGTCAACACCAAAAGCTTCTTGTATAACCTTAACATTAATCAACATATTTCGAAGATAACCATATTTACTTGGTACTCTTATCTTTTTAGTAATTTTTCTTGTACCTGTCTTTACTTCCCTCGTAGTATCGATATATTTTGGCTCTAGTTCTTTTTTTAAAAATTTATTAAGTAAATTTCCAGCTTTACTATAATCTCTATTTTTTATTTTTACAGTTTTAGTTTCAAAAACATCCTCTTCACCAACACGTTCTATAAAATCTGAATCAGTAGTAAATGGTGAAAAAGTATTTTCATCATTAACATATTTTGCTATAGAATGAAAATACTCACTATCTCCTTCGATTGGAATAGTTTTTCCGTCAATTTCAATGTTGTCCTTAGTTACGGGATATAGTTGTCCTGGTAAAATACAATGATTTAAATTAACAGTTTCTAAGGCTGAGTGATTTTTTATTCTGACACTTTCGTATTGGTTTGAATCTTTACCATCGTCTGTTAATATTCTTTCAACAGAACGAAATTCTGTTATTATCTTTTCATCAGAAACTACTGATAAAAACTTTGATAATATGTTATCTTCAAACCATCCCCATCTAACCCAACAATTATCAAAGGTTTTTGATAAACGTTTTTTCCTATCTTCATCTATATCATTATCATATTTTATTTTACTACCAATATTTTTTCGAGCTAACAAAAACTTGTTTGGTTGTATTATAAAATGAGACTTTTCTATTATATTTTGTGGTGATTTTTCTTCATAAGCTCTTTCTATAAGATAATGTTTAAGTTCTTTTATAAACAACTTCATCGAAACAGAAGTATTTAGATTGACTAGTGAATTAGATTCTTCTGGTGTAGTTTCTACTCTATTATAACCAACTGCTTCTCTTAATCTTGCTATAGTTTTTCTTTCACTCTCGTTTTGAGTAATATTATAAGTTATATTGGGGTCTATAGCTTCTTTGTTGGGGGTTGGATTTTCTAGTACACTAGCTCCAACACTTGATATAATAGTTTGACAATCAAACGCACCATCTTCTCTTGTAGTAAATTCAAAATTTTTAATGATACCTACCATCATATCAAAATCACCATTTGCATCTATTACATAATTACGATAGTTATCAAAAGCGTCTGCAGATATGAATCTATTACCAACACTATCAATGTCTATGAAAGAGGGTAAGTTTTGAAATGTTTTCTTGTCATAAACCCAACCCCATTCCAACAACACGGTCTTTCCGTGTGCAAGAAAATGTGGCATCAACACATTTAATTCTTCCCAATCCCAACAAGTCCAAGATATCGTAGCTTCTCTTAATGCTCTAACACCACCCCTGAAACTAACATCGACTGATTTTACACCAGGTGTTGGTCTTTTTGATTTGTTAACATTAACTTTTTCCCCAGATTGTCCTCTCATTCCAGTGTCGATAATATCACCTAGTTGAGTTTCAGTATAACCACTAAAATCTTCAGTATTATACAATTCAGCTGCTATTTCTTGGTCTTTTTTACTTTTTACTAAATAACTTCGTGTTCCATAAATATCCCCATAACCTGCTGGTATTAAACCATCATCTTTTACCTTACCACCCATTAATGTAACTGGATTTATTTGACCCGATGTCATACGTAAGAATGTTGTACGAGTACTCATTTTAGCGTGAGTTAAACCATCACCACTTTTAGATAACTGGTTTGGTGAGGTAGAATTACTTCTACCCAAAACTTTCATTTTTTCAAATAATCGTTTTTGAATATTTCTAGCAATAGGTGTTAAATTAATCATAACCTAACCAACAGTATTTAATTTTCTAAAATCTTGTATTACCTTTGTTATATCACCTGGAATTCTAATCGGTTCATCTAGTGGTGGAACCGCTACACCCTTAACACCATTTGCTTTTGCTATAATCCACCAAAGAGTTGTATCACCATAATATTTGTGAGCAAGAAAATCTAATCTCTCACCTTCTTTAGGCATTATAAAGATATCATTATCACTTAATTTAATTTCAGGATAATAAGTAGTTGAATATACTCTAATATCTGATTTGTCGATTTTTACTCTTGTGTTACTATATCTTTTCATAATTTTACAATGTTAATTTTTTCTTAAAACTTTCTGGTAATAATTCTTTTGTTAGATTAACAGCCTCTTGTATTCTTGGGTCTGCAAATATATCATCAGACACATATGATTTACCAGCTACCCAATCAACATCATACAACTTTTGTCCTGTAGCTGGTAGGTATTTACCAACGTAAACAAATGTAACACTAGCTTGTATATATTTTGGTACTTTTGTAAATCCTATTTCCCAAGTACTACTATCTTGAACTGTATAACTTAGTCCACTTATGTAACCTGGTGCATCTCTGTACATATCACCAATAGTTAGTTCACAAAATGGAGCTATCATACCTTGACCACCACCAGGAACCGATGACCAATTTGGATAAGTCAGACCTGCTAGATAATTCATTTTTTCCCACAAAATTGGTACTTCTTTATCTGACTTAGGATAAATGTCAAGTGTAAAACTTATCTCACGTGTTGTACCTTGATAAACATAAACATTATCTGGTCTACCAACATATCTTTCTGAAGAATATTCAGGTGTGAAAGTGTCTGTTATACCACTTAGAATAGCTCTAAATACTATGTATTTGTCGTTATTAACGTCTCTAAATCTGAATGGTATGAAATCTAATTCTTCTTCCGTCTTTCCATCTTTTTTAGCTTGAGCTCTGTTAGCTATTGGAATCAGATTAACTTTGTCTACACCAACGTCAGCTGCAGCTCTTGGGTCTATAACAGTAAACGATTCTTTACCTAATAATGCATTACTTGCATTTTTATAAACATCGTATATCTCACCTATTTTTTTTCTTTTCTGGTCTAATTCTTTTAATTTATCTTTTTGTTCTTCTATTTTCTCTGTTACTGGTTCTACAATCTTCTCATTAAATAATTTTCCAACCCCAGTATTTTTAAGATAATTACCAATACGACTAGCGACTCTACTACCCAAATCAATTATTTCATCTTGAACTGTTTGACTACTTAAAATAGCATCTAATGATATTTTCTTGGTTATTGTATCTAAATAATTATTTATTGGATTAAAGGGGTCAGGTGCATAAATAGAAATTCTTGTAACACCAGGTAAACTACCAAGTGATAGTGGATTATACTTTTGTAGATTTTGAAACTGTTTACCTAAATCACCTATATTCAAACCACTACCGACTAAACCGTAACGAACATCAGCTCGTACTGGTGATGGGTTTCTACCTATTAAGACTTTTTGTTTTAAGAGAAAACCTGCTCCTTTTGAAGTACCTAAAAACTTTATTGTTCTCTCTATATCATTGAACGCTGAACCTATATACTCGTTGGGTGCACGACCAAGTACCACACCTCCTATATCATTGATAACATTAAAACCAGTATCTAATATTTTAGCTAAGGTGTTGTTTTCGAATCCAGGAATTTGTTGTATACCATCAAAACCTACTCTGTTACCAATCTCTCTAACAACAAAAGGTTGTTCAAAACCTACTTGACTAACACCATCATTTCTAATGTTCAATCTACCATCACTAGTTAACTGTGAATAATAATTATCTAAAAAATTGTCTTCATTATGTAAATCTAAGAGTCTTGATTTACCACTATTTATAAAAGCTTGAATTGTATTATTTTCATTAAATGGTAAAGAAACATTACCCCTACTATCAAGAAAGTTTGACTTGGGAAGACTATCCAATATAAAATCACTATCTTTTGAATTTTTTCTCAAGACAAATCCTTTAGCGTAGGTATTCTGAAAGAAATCCACATCTTTTAATCTCGGAAAACCATCTAATATAAAATCACTATCGGTTGGATTTTTTCCTATTACAAATCCTTTAGCGTGAGTATCTTTAAAGAAATCAACACCTTTCAATGATGGTGTTGGTTTTTCAGGAGTTGGTTCTGGTCTTTTAATTTGAGCTACGAAATCTTGTATATTATCTGTTACTAAAGCCATTACTTATCTCTATTGTATATTTTGTAAACTACCATTTATTTTACCAAGTAATCTATGTGTCTCGGTATCACTAAATACATTTTCACCACCAACTGCAGCTCCGACCGCCGCTCCAGTTGCACCAGTTTGATTATTTCTTACAAGTCTTGATAACTGTTCTACATTTAAACCAACCGACTCGGCTAATTTTTGTCTTTGTATTGGTAATAATCTTGTAAATTCAGCTTCACTACCAACTTGTCTTAATACCTCTTGTAAACCTTGTTCTGTTTTTCCAACAAAAAATAATTGACGAGCTCTATCAAGATTTATTTGTCTACCAAGTAATAATGACGCTTCTAACTGAGATTCTATACTACTTTCAAAATCTAGTAGTGATTCCGCTATACCACTAACAGCTCCTAATTCAGAACCTAATGATTTTGCAAATGTAGCAGCTTTTAAAATGTTATCACCACCTTCTTTAGCAAACTTAGCGAAAAACTCAGTATTTTGTGCTATATCTTGTAATACAACGGCTGGTGTTACTCCAGCTTGACCAATTATAGCTGCGTTAACTCTTAATTGATTTAGTAATACATCTCTACTAGCGGAAGATATAGATTCAAGAACAGTTAATGTGTTTGTTAATTGTTCAGCGGTTTGACCAGTTGCCGCAGCTGTTCTAGCAAAATCTAAACTTAAATTTGTAGCTTCTTGAGCACTAACCCCAAGATTTTCTCTTATTGCAGCTGATGCTTGACTTACATCTTCAGCTTCTAAACCAAATAACTTGGCTTGAACTGATATAGCTTTCTGTTGAACCGCTATACTAGCCGCTTCATTAGCCGTAACACCTAATTCTTTTCTTGTTTCGGTTACACTTGTAGCTATAAAGTCAAAAGCTTTACCAACCACAAAGGCTGCAGCTCCAAACTTAGCTAGTCCACCAAAACCTAAATCATCAATAGTCTTTTTTACATCTTCTATTGATTCTAAAATTCCAATAAACGTTGGAAAGGTACTTCGTAGAGCGTTACCAAACTTTACAGCTTCCTCAGGTGCTTCTTTTAGAGAGTCAACCTTTTCACGAGTTAACTTTAAAGACTTATCTTCAGCTGCTAGTAAAGATGTTAACTGTCTTTCTCTTTGGTCAATAAGACCATTTAACTTAGCTTCAACAAAACCTTGTTCTTTTATTTGTTCGTTTAAAAGTTCATAGTCTTGAGCTAATTCTTTTATTAATGGTACACCACGAGGCATAATTTACCTTATTTTAAATATTTTTTTACGATATCAGGTAACTCGTTTTTACCCATCTTTTTTTTCTGTTTACGAGTTAATGTTTTTTTGATTTTTTCACGTGTTTGTTGTAAATCTTTGAATTGTTGAGCTAACTCTGGGTCTGATTTACTCAGTTTTTTGATTGTAGCAGACTCCATACCTTTGGACGCTTTATTAAATAAAGCTTGTATGACTGAATCAACTACACCTTCATTAACTGTTTTATAGTTAGGCATTTAAATCTCCGATTAAATATTATAACTCATAAATAAATATCGTCAAGTCAAAAATATCTATCTGGAAGACTTATGTTTATTTAACTCTTTTTGAAGGTCGTCAGCTTCTTTTTTATAGTAGGTTTGTAATCGTTTTAAGTAAAAATTACGTAGATAAATTGGTAGATTATAGACTTCACTAAATGTAAAACCACCTTTAGAATGTAAGATTACTTGAAATATCTGTTCGTGAATTTCTAACTTATACTCTGGTGTCAGGCCAAAAAAATCGAACGGTGATTGGTATCACCACTTCAATCTCCTTCCCCTCTGAGTTTTTTACGGATGTCTTCATATCAACATCAGGTGTTACACTAGTTACATATTTTCTAAATTCTAATGAATCACGAGATAGAAACTCATTATCAACAAAGTTATTGATAAATGGTTTTTCACTATTACCATCAACTGATAGTATCATATGTTTTAGACGTGTGGTTAATTCTGATGTTTGTGTTTTAGAAATTTTTTCTCTAGCTTTGATTTCTTGAGCTACTTTTTTCTCATCACCACTAGTCATAAACTTAAAAGTGATAGTTCTCCCAGAAGTTGGTAGTTTAAACTCAAATTCATTTTGACCACGAGTAAAGTTTTTATGGTCTACTTTGTATGGTTCTAATTTAGTTAAGTCTGCTTTATATTCTTGTTCGTTATATGTAAAATCATACTCTTTTCCATAACCAAGAATACGAGCAGCTACCATTATAGCATTCTTATCACCAACCAAAATGTCGTCCATTTTTATTGATTTGTCTACAATTAGTGATTCTAATAAAGTGTCTATTACTGTTCCTTGTTTTATTAGATTTGTAGAGGTAAGAATATCTTCTTCTTTTGCAGTCATATATTTTATCTCTACTTTACCACTAGATAGCGGATGACCATCAAAGTAGAAATACCCTTTAGATGGTAAGTCTACCATCTCTGTAGGGAATTTATATTCAGCCATAAATGACTCCTATGTGAGATTAATTTTTAAAACCAATTATAAATATAACCATTGTTAGTGAATAACAATTATTTTTTACCAGGCATTACCTTGTCTTTAATAGGTTTAAGAACCATATCGAAAACGATATCGTCATATTTTGTTGGTGTCATTTTTACGATTTTTTCTAATGCGTAAATAACTACCAAAATATATTCCCAATTTGCTACTATCCAATCACTCATTTTATTCTCCTAGAATTGTAATACTGCGTAATCGTATTTAAGTGTTAATGTTATTTCTGCTGGGTCACTTGTAGCGTAATCCATGTCACCAAAGTTAGCTGTTTCTATATAAGTACCAACTAATTTCCACTCTTCAACTATGTCACCTACTGGACCTAACATATTAAAAGTTACATCTTTTTTATAAAAATCTGAATATCCATCTCTACCTGTTACAGATTCGTGTGATAATCTAACCCATTCCATAACGGCTTGTGCTCCACTTGGAACCACTGGGTCATATAAAGTAATATCAATAGGTTGCCAAGCTCCTTTTCCTTTAATGTATCGTTTTACATTAATATGGTCTAACACAATCTCTTCAAACTGTATCTGAGGTCTGTTTGCAGCCTTAATTAAATATGCTGGAACACCTTCTATATACATAATGAACCTATTTTTTGTTTTCGGTTCAAACGGTGTGAACATTATTTCATTAGGGTCTATTGTAGCCATTTACAATCTCCTGTAAAAAATCTTTTTTTATTTAACTCAATAATAAATATCATTTAATTAAATTTTTAATAAAAACAAAAAAACCCTCACCGAAATGAGGGTTTTTTCATAGAAAGGAGGACTACACTACTTATTCTGGAAAAGTAGCCCCTGTTGGTTGAACAACAAAGTCTAATACTATAAACTCTGCGGTTCGAGTAGGTTGTATAAATATCTGACCTACTAATTGATTTCTATCAACAACATCAGGTGTGTTGTTAGTGTCATCCATTACCACTCTAAACGCACTCAATCCACTATTTGA